TGCTTTTACCTTAGGATCATTCAATAAAGCCAAATGAATGGCAATATGTGACTGATGATCTTGATACATAAAGGCTTTTAAAGGTTTATTCTTCATGGCATTCATGTTTTCAGTAATAGGATCTAATGGTTTCTCATCTTCTGGTAAAGGTACTAGTTTTTCTGCATTTTTAATGCCTAAAACCTCTAACATTTGACGATGTAAGAATGGAAGGTTGTAAAGTTGTGGTGCTGTTTGCGATAACTGCAAAACGGCTTGGTATTGAACCACTTTTTGACTCATAGTTGCTGCATTTGGGTCACTTACGGGGATAATATTGACCATTGAATAGTCTTTTTTGCGTGCTTTTTTGTTACCTGTAGATGGTTCATATGAATAATCTTCAGGGGCATAGTCCGCAATAATGCTTTTGAGTAATTTAAACTCATTCTTCATTGCAAAATGCACACGAGCTTGAATAGCACTCATTACCTTGAGCGTTCTTTCTAGAATAGCTAACGTTGTGCCTACTGGAGAGTTAGCACTCATGTCAGATACCTTCAAATCACCCGCTGCTGCAAATCTTCTGCCTTCTTCAATGATCTGATTAAGTAACTGAATGAGTGTTTGTGAGGGTTCTTTATAAGGCAATGGCATGATATTGTCTTTCATGGTGCCAGAAGGAACATCTACGTCCCTAAATTCGCCTGGAGCAATCGGTGTATCATCACCTTTAACTCTTAAACCTCTTGTTTTAAATCCACCAGGTAGGTTTGCTAGTGATCCAGCGTCTACTAATTGTCTAAGTATGGATGTTCCAGATTTAGCAAAACCTCCTATTAAGTGGATCAAACCAAAAGCGTAAAAACCAAATCCTGGAATGTATGGATAGTGAACAAAATGCTGACGTTTTTTATAAGTCTCATCATCCGGTTCCCAGTTACGTCTAATTGCAAGAATCTGCATACTTCCTCTTTCAAGTGTTACGATATAAGGAAGTTTAAGACCAGTAGGTTTTTTCTTTTCATCTTGATGTTCAAAGCCTGGAAGATCTAAATCAACTTGCATTTCTAATAATTTATAACGAGAATCCGTTGAAGCTCTAAAGCCTAATTTTTCTGCAATCTTTTTCTCAACTTCATCTAATGTATTTTGGGGAGCGCCTAATTCAGTATCAAGATAAAAACCATCCAGTTGTAATCTTAATAATTCATTTTCTGTTTTACGCATGACGTGTGTTACACGTTCTGCAGTTTCAAGATTTGATGCGCCATAAGGCACTACTAAATCTTCTGAGGGTACATAGATAGATACTTGACGATCAAGACCCGGATCTATATAGACCTTTTTAAATCCATTACCAGAAAGTGCTGTGCCCCATAACATACGTTCATGTTCAGAGCGATATTCAGTCATCACTTCTGTCAGCTCATAGTTCATGTCATCAACGACACGCTCCATAGCATCTTTTTTCTCTTGTGTTTCTTTTCCAATGATCTCACCTTTAACAGGCCCTGATGCTGGAAAAGTATCCATGATTGTTTCTGATTGAAACTTAGTTACAGCTTCTGCAAGGATCGGATGATACACACCACACGCACCATCCCATGGTTCTGATCTTTCTTCAATTTTCAGACCTAGAAGTTCTAACCCATCGACATAAGTTTGAATCCAGTCTTTTCTTGCAGCAATATCAGAATCAAAGTCACCTACTAAATCCCCTGCTAAAGTTGCTAAATCTCCAGAACTTAATTCTTCAGCTAAGTTTTTACTAAACTCATCTGTGTCTTCTGTGTTATCAATATTAATTTCTAATCCATCTATATTAATTTTTACAGATTCAGGATCTTCAATTTCAATTTCTACTGGAGGGCCTTGCTCAATTGCTGCTAGACCTTGTGGTAGTTCATACAGTGCTTTGTCGATTGCCATATATTTTCCTTAATAATATGCAGTTTTGCGTCTAAATTCTCTTGGTTCATCAGGTTCATCTGAGGGGAGTGTTATAAATCCACCTTTTCGAAAGCGAATAAGAGCTTGTGTTGAAGAGTCCACTAAGTCATCGTGGTCTGAATTTGGGAATGCTGCCATCTCTTCTATGACTTCTTCGGCCCAACGTTTTCTTGGAGCCCATACCTTGCCAGATGCAAATAAATCTGTTACAGAATTTAATCTACTTATTTTATCGTTTCCACGGGTCGGTGTAAACTCCTGAACGGGTATTCCCATTCTTCTTAATTCAAAGATGAGTGGGGCTCCAGAGGCTTTTGCTTCCACAATAAATGAATCAGGTTGCCATTCCTTATACATTTCCATAGCTCTTAGTTTAAGTTCTGGAAATTCCATACGTTCTTTTAACGCATCTAATAAAATAATATGTGGGTCTAATTCATTTTCATCTTTGTAAAATACACCCCAAGTTGTACATGCAGAATAGTCGGCACGTTCTGATTTGGTAAAAGCAGTATCCCAAGATTGAATAATAAACTGACATAAAGGGGGAATTTCTTTTTCCCATTCCATCCACCATTCACGCTTAACTAAAGCGCCTTCTTCAGAAGTGGGATTTTGTTGGTATTGAGCTGACCATTTACTTAAAGGTAGTTCAATTCTTAATTTATTTAATTCATCTAAAGACCAGAATTCAGGCCATAAAGATTTTTCATTTGGAAGGATCGCTGGAAGTTCAATGATTTCCCATTCATCTCCATCACGATCAGTCATGGATTTAAGAATCTTGCCTGTTAAATCTCGTTTAGCCCAACGAGTCATAACAACAATAATGGCACCGCCTGGTTGTAAACGTTGACGAGGACCTGATGTATACCATTCGTATACTTTATCAAATACGGATGGATCTCCTGCGGCTAAGGCTGCTTCTTGCTCCGAGTGAGGATCGTCAATAATGAGAAGATCAGCACCTTTACCTGTAACAGTACCACCCACACCAATAGCAAAGTACTCGCCATTAGCGTTAGTACTCCAACGACCAGCAGCTTTAGAGTCAGACCTAAGGGCGACATTGGGGAATATTTTTGCATAGACATCAGAGTCTACCAGATTTCTGACCTTTCGTCCAAACCCAACGGCAAGTTCAGCTGTATTTGAGCACTGAATAACCTTTTTATTAGGAAACTTACCTAAAAACCATGCGGGAAGTAAAAAGGAAGCAAATTCAGACTTAGTATGGCGAGGAGGCATATTAATAATAAGTCTTTTAATTTTTCCATCTGCGATATCCTCAAATTTTTTAGCCATTAAAGCATGATGTCTACCATTAATAAATCCAGGCCACATGGTATAAACAAATTTTAAAAAGTCTACCTGTCCTTCTTCACGCAATAAAGCGTTATCATATTCACGTACCTGTTCTAAAACCATCGCCTGTTCTTCAGGAGATAGCATATTCATAAGCTCTATGACTTGATCACTCAAGGTTACGCACCCTTAATCCTACAGGTCTTATAGATCTAGCCCTGCCTTTAATGCCTTTACAAACACCAATGTCAATTAAGATAGCCATTTTACGAGAAACATTTCCCCTACCTTTTTCTCCAGTAAGACGCATGATATCGTCAATAGTTGGCCCAAAGCCATAGTTACGCCAGAACTCATCTACAATGAGAAAGATTTCTTTCTGTGCTGGGGTCATTTCTTAAAGTCATCCTCATTCAAAATAGGTCTATCTTTCTTGGCATCAGATAACATTATTTCTAATAACTCTATAATTTCTTCTGGACTGTTACCTACAATGGCGTCTGTATCACCAAATGCTAAAGGCTTTCCGTTTTTCTTATAAAAGACTTCATTTAATGCGTAATAGTATTCAGGCTCATTTTTAGAACCTCGTTTAATAATTCTATAGTTCCACATCATTTTGTCTCCTTAAATCCATTGTTGTTAGTCTGTTCTACATACTTTTCAAGATGACTATTCTGTAGCATCTTTTCAAGCTCTAATACTTTAGAACAATCCTCTGTCCAAATAATCTCCCCAGTCGACTTGTCTAGTTCGTATATTTTCACTTGACCACCACAACCTTTCCTTGAGTTTCTATCCATACATGGGCGCCACATGATAAAGGCTTGTCTGGGCTATATACGACTTTACTGTCACCCTTAATCAAGACTTCATGGGCGTATGTATTATCTTTATAAGTCTTGACCGTTAAGACTGGATCTGATGCTCCATTCTTTCTATTAGACTTAATCACATGCTGGTTAACATGAATCATTGTTTTCATTTTGCCCCCTTCTTACGAAGTTCAGCCCATATCGTATATATGGCTATAACAGAAGTAATAAAGTAGATAAGGAACACATAAGCCCATAGTAAATGAGTATATATATAGGAGACATCTATACGGTTCATGGATTCACCTCATAGAACCTAGTTACATCAAAGTCACTAAAGTCTCCACCTTCCCACTGTAGATGAATCATCTTACCTTGAGATATCCAACACGCTTGCATGACTTCTTTATCTATACGTTGAGCTACTGCTTTAAAGCCTTCACCTTTGTCGCACTTGTCTTGAGACAATACAATCCTTACATGCTCATTGTATTGCATCACCATATACTCACTGGCATTTAAGTTATGTACAACAAACAAAAGTAAAAAGACAGCTAAGCATCCAAGGACTATTTTCATACTTCCTTCCAATTTGGGTTAGAAATATCTATAGGGGGTGTAGGGGACCCAGAATTAACAAGGGGGGGTGTTTCTATCTTATCCCTCTCAAAACGTTCCCAGAAATTATATACCCCCTCCCCCTCTTTTGTTTCAGAAACGATAGGGGTGGTTTCCAGTGATAATGGTTGGTGTGGAATAGTATGCATATGTTGGCCTGTGATTTCATAATTTTTTGGGGGGTGGGGTCGGGTGGGGTCGTCAATTGTGGGGTTCTCGGTGGGTGCAGTATCAGAAATAGTTGGCTCATCTACCTGAGAAATAGCCTCATCATCATGGCTTGGCTCTTGGTCTATGGTGATAGGCTCATCTTTATCCCTAAGTCCTTGGGCTATCTCTTGCAGTAGATCGTTAGCAGATTGTTTTTTGTCCTCTGATAATGTTCGGCTCGTTCTTATTGCATTGGTCAATGTGTCTAGTAGTTTAGCCTTTGCCTCTACCGTGTTCGTGTCGGTCTTGATCTCTCTACGCTCTTGGAATAGGTTGACCTCGGAAAACTTGCCTATGAGTTCAAGGGCTTTGATCTGTTGGGCATGGTTAACATCGGGGTCAAGTGCCTTTTCTGTAAGTTGTTGAATAACCAATGCCCTTAAATGAGTAGGATAAAGATATTTCTGTGCCTCAATTGCTAGTCTTATGGTCTCTACATGGTGGGTTATTGTGGGGTTAGTTAGCAGTTTAGTTCCCTCTTTGCTTTGGGTGTGGCTTGATCCTTTAGAATTGTATGCTTTTCTGTAGGCTTTGGCTTTACTCTCGCCCTTGGCTATCTGTTCGGCAAAGGCTTTTTGCTTGGGGGTCAATGAGATATCTTTAGCATTCTGTCCTAAGAGCAATTGGTCTATCGGTGTTTGCTCTAGTGCCTCTTTAATTTGTGATCTATTAAGCTTCATGGGTATGAAAGGGGTATATGTTTAAAAGACTCATTATAAGACAATTTATCAATAATAGCTATTAAACGGCTTACACAATCACACCATAAGCCACGATCTCAATAAGCTTGATACTACCCCCTTAGTGTATTTAGTCTCTTGTCTATGGCTCTTATATACAATCTTTATACATGAGTTTATTGGCTT